TTTACAAATTCGTCTAGTGTCATTTTGTTTATTCTCCCTTAATGCAGATTTTTTAAATACTTTTCGTTTTTCTTAATTGGAAAATCGATGCAAAGTATTTTATATTCCGGCAAAATAAATTTATCTTTTTCGCTTTCGTACATTTCGATTTTTTCTCTAATTCTTGTACTCATCACCTCTATCATAGAGTCCGCCCAAGAATTAACAAGCTTTTCAAGGTCGGGCCTTATCTCCCGCCATGCGGGGTAACTTTCAGTCCCGCAAGGGAGGCGGGGTATCTTTAAAAGGAAAGCCTTATAGTCGATTTCAATGTTGTAGAGAATGTCTTGAATATAGCCATGCCGCTCTTTTGATGTCAGCTTTTCTTTTAGGTTGTTATAATCGACACGCTCTAATAATTCATCTTTGATGATTTCGGCAGCAGTAAGAGCGGGCAGCTCACATTTAATGTTGGCCTTAAATAAGTTTTTTATAGGTTCGTAAAGGCGGCGGATTACCCGTCGTTCATCGGCTTTTAGCTTTTCGTCGATTTCGCCGGAGCGTCGAAAAAGTGCCTTTCGCAGCTCCTCATCTTCCATACGCTTTTTGTTTTGCTCATCAATTTCTGCCTTGAAGCTGTCTAGTTTTTTATCGACTTTTCCAAGTGCGATTTTTTTATCGCCCCAGCCTAAAACCGCCCCCTTGCGGATTACGACTATTAAAGCAATAAATATCAGAATGGCTATCAGGGCTATTACACCCCAGCCGATAGGCGGTATTTTGTCTAAGTTTTCCATTTCAGATAGCCTCCTGTTGATTGTGGAGGCCGTCGCTCTGGTTAGGTGTTAGTAATTGTTGTTTGATTGTCATCTTGTACCTCTACCTATATAGTCATTTTTGTTTGTGGTAGAAGTAAAAAAAAAATGGATTATTTTGTGTTTTTTAAATCTTGCATAGAATATCGATTTTTGCCGGAAAGCCTCGTATAATCAATCCTCGTGCCTCTGGCGGGGTGTTTTAGATAAAGGGTTATTCTCTGCACTCAATGCCGTGAGCTTTAAAGGCTTTATCCCAGCGTTCTTTTCTGGCTTTTCTGTGTTCTTCGGTTTCCTCTATAAAGTTTCCCATTGTTGTAATATGCCCTGTAGTCTTGCCGGTTCGTTTATCGTATGTTTCAATGTCGCCATCCGCTGCGTATCTTATGCCGATGTTGCTATTACTCATTATTCTCCCCCTAGTAAAATTAGCTTAGTTCTATTCAATATTACCATATAATCAGCCCGAAAGGGACTTGGAACGGAGCGGATTACATCATAACCCATTAAAGCTGCTAATACTCCCGAGTCTCGCTGTCGCCATCTTCCAGCTGCTATTTTATCATTTATCTGCCGTGTTGTGAAGCCCTGTTGTTTTAGATTTTGTGTAAATCTGTAAATAAATTCATCTTCTATGTTTGCTTCATCGATAATTCTAGCGGTCGGCGATATTGTCAGTGTTTCCGTCATTGTGTATTCCTCGCCTCGCAATTCTCCGCCCAATCTCTGATAGTGCACCATTTCATCGATTACATGGCGTAAGTCGTTACCTTTTGTGTAGTCTGCTGCTGCATACATTCCCTTCCCGTGAGCCCGCCCGCCGGTTCGGCAATCGACATAAAAATCGCCGCTGCGTAACATTTGGATATACTCATCTAGCTTTTCTTTATTGGGGGCAGTGTATGTTCTTTGTCCTATAAATGTATCATCGTCTATTGCTTTCAAAAAGTCCGCTTTTGATAATACTGTAGGCTTACCGTCAAAGCCTTGAGCCTTTAACACTTTGTTAATGTCTTTTAATTCCTGCTTCACATATAGCTTGCCCGCTAGATTTTGTCCTTCCACTACCTTAGCTGCTTGTATCGGTGTCATTGTTTGCGTGGATATTGCTTTAGTTACAAAAGTATCAAGGTTGTGTGTTGCTGTGTAGAAAGCCCCCGCCTTATCGTTCATATCTGCAAGTTTTTTAACAACACTAGCATTTATTGGCGTTGACTGCGTGAATGAGTGTGTAACCTGCGGCATTATTCCTTTCGGCTGTTTGCCGGTCGGCGTTCCGATATACTCTCTTGCGCTGTCTCTTCTTATTCCGGTTTGCTTTGTAAAGTCCCGTGCTGCCGCTTGCCATTCTCCGAGCTTCCGCCTCGCCTGTGTGCTGTCTGCTCCTGCTGCTTCCTGCGTTAAGGCCTGCCGTTTGTATTGCCTTATTTTTCGTTCTACTCCTCGTAATTTTTGTTCGCCCTCATAGCGTGATAGCTCCTCGCCGTTGTAGGTTACCGTCTTGCTTGCCATTTCGTCTAGGTCTTCATCCGTGTAGTGTTCTTCCATTCCTTCAAAGTACGGATAAAATGAATGTCGACAGTTTATACCGCATAGCCCCGTTGCCGCCCCCAGCTCGCAGACGCTATATAATTCTTTTCGTGTAAAAATGCAACCCTGCCATGCTGCGTGGTCCGGTCTTGATCCAACGTGTGCTGTAACCTCAAACCTTTCTACTCCAAGCTCTTCGGCGTTGCTTAATGTTTGATTGGCGGCTGTCTGGTTTATGCTGGTTAGTATGTTCATACGGACGGCCGATTCTATTGAACGGATAATAGGCCTTCCATTCTCGTACCTAACTGTTGTTATTCCTCGCTTGCTTAGTTCGTCTGCTGCGCTTTTCATTGCGGTGTTGTAGTCAAATGCCCCGCTTTGAACATCCATATAAACACGGTTAGCCTGTTGTACAAATTGTTGTTGCGATGTTGCCGCCGTCGTTAGGGTTAGCCTTGATAAATCGCTATGACATTTCTGTATAGTCGATAGCATAGCTTGAGCGTTGGGAGCGCTTACCGTCCGCCCTGTCATTGCCTTAAAAATGCGGTTATCGTTTCGGGCGTTTGTTTCCAGTGCCTCTCTAAATGTTTCCGTTACCTGCCTGATTATCGCCTTATCGTACTTAGCCAATATGCGGGCTATGTTTTTTTTAAGGCCGCCCGCTTCGGCTAACATTTGAGCCTGCCAGCGTGTGGCTTCAGTTATCCTGCCGAGCCGAGCGATACGCCGTGCCATATCCTGTAGGATTTCAGTTTCAAGCTGCGAGTAAATCTCGATAATATCATCGGACAATCCTTCTAGGTAGCGGGGGGATAGCATTTTAAAACTTACCCCGCACAATCCGCCATGCGATTACAATACGCTTTCTAAGAGGTTCGTTATTCAACGCATAGCGTAAGCCGTTTAATACAGCCCTGTCGTTTCTAGTGATTTCTTTTCTTTGCTTGTTGAGTCTTGCCATTTTCTTACGCTCCAAAATTGAAAGGGTCGGGGGCGGCTTCAGGCTCCGGAACATTCGCCTTGGCCTGTGTTTCGTCTTCTCCGTAGAAGTCTCGGCGATATTCCCATTTGTTGCGAACGCCTGCATATATCTCGTTAATAGCCTGTTGTTTAGCGGCTGATACATCCTTGCGGGTTTGGTCGTCGTTCCAAGTTACTTTTATTTTTGAGTTGTTAGCCCCCAGCTTATAGGCCGCTGCCATGTGTGCGAGAACATCGGCACAATGCTGATACTTAACCTCGATTTCGTCCTCTATCTTGTCTACGATAGCGTATAGCTCTTGCCGTCCGCCTGAATACTGCGTTGCGGTCTGCTGTACGCTTTCCATGTCTGATATTGTGCCTTTGCCGATGTTGCAGGTTAATTCTATTCGTCTTAGTATCTGCTGCAGCATTTCATTTTGTTGGGCCGTCCTTAAATTCGGGGCGTGCTCTACAATCCGCTTTCCGTCCGTGCTGCCGTCGCCTTCAATCTGGACTACAAGGCGATTAAGCTCCGGTGTCATCTTCACGCCCACCGCCTCACCGTTTCTCTTTTGCCGCTTCATAAACATATCACGGTCAGCCCATACCCGCATTTCTCCGCCTTTCTGCTCCCAGTTCATTCGCTCGAATTGCTCATCTGCACTCTTGATAAGTTCTTCCGCCCCCGCTATTATTGCAACCGGAACATTTGAGCCGTCTATCTTGTTTATTGCGTGATTTCTAAACTCGATAATCATAGGCTGCTTTACGCTCGCCCATGTGTATTCGGGTGTAAGCTCTGCCGTCTGCGGACAGTCGGTCAAGGCCGCTTTTCTTAATGCTCCGCCGTCATTCCTGTATAATTCACACTCTACCGAATGGGTGTTATCTCTGTAAGTATGCGTTTCCGTTAAAAGCCATTTTTTCGAGCCGTCTATAATCTCTTTCAAAATCAACGCACTTGTAAGCGTTCCGTCAAAATCGTAAGAGATAGGCAGGTAGTTCCCTAGCGGGAGCGTCTCATACTGTAGCTTGCTGTTACTGAAGATAGGGCGGATAATACAGCCGCCAAGAAGTGCTATATAGTCTACGATTTTATCAACGTTTTTGTTAATATGGTCCATTGCCTCGGCTATTGCTTCATTCTCAACCTCTAGCCCGATTTCACGGGAGACCAGCATAGAAAGCCGCCCGCTTATCTGCTCCAAGACTCCGCAGGGTGGGGCTTTCTCATTCCACGGAGCTGCCCCGCTCATCATCTGCCCCCATAACTCTATGGTGCTATACATCTGCTTGCTTATGTTGGTGTTAATCCCTGTAACATCTTTTATTGTGTTTGTGTGGAATAGTTGTAATACATTCATAATAAAGCCCCTTATTTTTTCAAACATTTTTAGCCTCTCAATTTATATAGTCATTTATTCTCCGCCGTGCCGCCATACGCTTTCCAGTGAATAACGCACCGTGTCTATTCCGTGGTCGGGCTGCCCTTGAGGATAACCCGTCATAATCTCGCCCGTGCGTTTGTCGATTT